AATAAGGTTTTTAAAGCTTAATAAGTTTTGGTAAAATTATCACACCCAACGTGATTTCCATTAATAAAGAAAAATTTACAACGTATTTTTTTTACGTTATTATCCGCTTTATTGAAAGTATTACAATATTGCTTAATGGGGCAATCTTTGTTAGTACATTTTATATTATCCTTTTCTTTCATCTACTTGGCTAGTAATGTCAAAACTAATTATATTTTTAGTTGTGGTCACTTCGTAGCTTGATGTTGCTTTAACATCTAAGTAGTATCTGTTTGGAACAAGACTTGCAGTATCCAATAGGAAATAATTATAATTGAAGGCTAATTCAACTGGTGTGTAATCAATTACAGTATATTCAGCTTTACCTTCCTTAACATATAATCTATATTCTAAAGAATCTAAAACCTCTTGTTGATTAACAGTATACGGAATTCTAGCCATAACCCTAACCTTTCTAATATCACCTCTATTAATTTTTTCACCATCTTTTATTCCTGATACATTAAATGTGTAATTTTTAGGTATTGACGAATCTGACCCTATTTTATAGTATTCGTCAGCTGATTTCAATTCAAATTCTAATTCAGCGTTTGGTCTGGTAACGCCATTGATGGTAATTCCACTCCAAATATCTTCGTATAATACACATCCTACTGGTGTAGTTGGTACCAATAATTGAATTGAGTATACACCTTTGGTTTCATGAGTAATATCAGCACCCGTAAATGCAGAAACTACATCACCTAAATTATCTAATATTGTAACACCCATACCTGACATAGAATCAACATTGGTTGGGACGCCACCGACATTAACATATAGGTATAATTTATTAAGCTTATCTAAATAAAAATTACCTCTGTTATCAAGAATGGTATTATTATATCTAGATTCTACATAAGGTTCGTAAAAAGTTTGTGTATGTCTGGTAAAGAAACCAACATATTTTAAATTGTCTTCAATAGCGTTTTCAAGTGCATCATCAAATGCTAAACCTAAACCATAATTTGTATCACCAGTTAAATATCCATTTACGATATCTGTAATGTCCATCTCAAGATTTTCATTACCATCTGCGAAGTGTTGTGTTACCAATGTAACTCCTGATGTTGCGCCAGTATACACACCGCTACCACTTGGCCAGTTGGTACCAGTTTGAGCGTCAATCCAATTGGATGGTGCATCACTTAAAACAGTTGCATTAGAAGATGTGAAGTATTTTTGACCAGCAAAATCATAACCTATACCTTCGTCCCATTCTTGGTCAATAGCAAATAAATTTAAGTTGAAAGAACTTGTTCTATCTTTACCATCACCAGTCTCTTTACCCAATAATGAAGTATCGAAAGTGCTGGTATTGGTCATTCTAAGTGTATGGGTTAAACCAGTTAATTCTGGGTACATACCAGTATTATAAAATTCTTTTAATCTAGTAATATCAAAATGGAAGATATACCTAGTATATAGTGGGTTTTCCGTTAACCAAACCCCACCGTAAAATAGTTCGGCCACAGGGTTTTTACCAGTGTTAACGTTTTGATTGTACACCAGTGTATTATTTTTATCAAAGTAACTTCTTACTACCATTTCTCGCTTTTATAATAAATATCTAGTTTTTTTAATTAATCTTTATATTTCTAGATAGTAATGATTCTAAGTTAAATTCCAATACTTTAGTTATATCATTAGAACCAGAAAGGTCTTGTGGTTTCATGCCTGGATATGGATGAACATGATTAATAAAAGCATTGATGAATAATTTCAAAAATTCCACTAAATTATCACCAAAAACCAATGGATGGGCATCTTTTATAATTTTTTGTATTTCTTTATCGGTAATCATAGAATCTTGGTCATTCAATCTAAATCTAGGGCTTCCATTCTTATGGGTTAATAAATTAATTTTATTACTAACAACATTTACTACACCACCTAATTGATTATTTCTGGTATCATCAGATTCAGTTAAAACTACATCATGTTTAACTTGAATAAACGATGGGTTAATTGAATTAAATTTTGGTATATCTCCATTCCCTGTTGTAGAGTCAGATTGACCAGCTCTAATCAACACTTCCTTTTCTTTAAATATGATGTCAGAATTATTTCTACCTTGTATTGCTATTGTATCTAAATCTGGATATACACCTCGGTTTTCTGGTATAGTAAATGGTGCTGGTTTAGCTTGTTTAATTCCACTATTCAAAGTTGATTTTGCTGAAAATAAATCACTATCTTTTTGTAAATTTTGAGGTTGTGAAATAATAGGACCCAAATACATTCTATCAATATATGGGTTTTTCACGTCTGGTATGAAAATCATAACCGTTTCACCTATTTTAGGTATAACATGAAAGAATTTTTGGAGCATAGGGAATGCATAGTTCAAATCACCATCTACCACAGGGTCATCTATGCCCGTTATACGTACTTTAATGCGATTTGCACCCACTTCATCATAATTTGATATAACTCTACCATAATAGAATACTGTGGTCTCTAATAGCTTACCAGAACCTTTATTATATATACTACCACCACCGTATGCGTATTTACTCATTATATTTACCCTCTTTTATTTAAAATCGCTTTACCTTTGGCATATTCAGCATCTAATTTATCTAATTTATCAACCAATTGCCCAATTTGAGTTTTAATTGCTTCGTATTCTTGAAGCATTTTAAGATGATGGGCGTTTATTTCCATATTTGACATTTCTTCGTAATTCATAATTATCGTATTACACCTTCACCCACACCAACGTTTGTTGTTGCGCCTTGACTTATTACTGGCCCACCCATATTACCTAAACCAGTTGTGGTTACTTGGACTCCAGGCGGTACAACCACTTCTATTTTAGCATCAAGTTGCATAGCACTTATAATTTCTTCAATTAAAATTACGGTCATAGATTCCATAATATTTGAATTTTGAGAGAATACATCACCAACAGGTGCTCCAGCTTCCGATTGTCTGGCTATAACCCTTGAAGCAATATTCCTTGCGCTTAACCCCGGCCTCAATCTAGCACCAACTAATATTAATTGTGGTGGTAAACTTTCTAGTGGTGTTCTAGGTGTTGAAAATGCCGCCTTTAACGTATTGATGACGTTTGTCATTGAACTCCTTTGTGCCATGATTTAATTTATTAATCCAGATATTTGTCTAAGTACTTCACCTTTAACCCCTACTAAACTAGCTATCTGAGCTTTTTTATATTTAACCCTTTCTATTTGAGTTTTAATTATATTATCACTTACCAAGATTTTAATTTGCTTAAGAATTTTATCCATTAATATGCCAACAACAGCATCTCTTATCGATTGCATTACCGCTGTAATTAAACCCCTATTCTTTTTAATAAAATCTTCAGTATTTTCAAATGCTTCACCATGAATTATAGTGTGATTAACCGCTAAGATAACAATTAACTTAGGTGATAATATCACACTCACAATTGCAGACATTAAGCTTTTTAACATTTTTTCGATAAAATTAATCTTTACGTTTAATTTATCTTTTTCATTAGCATTACTAGCTGAATCATTGGCTAAATCATCTAAACCGTTTCTAACGATAGTGGTAATAGCTTCAATCAATTGACTTGTGCTTTCTTGATTTGATAATGGTGTTAATTGAGCGTTTAGACTACTTAAAGTATCAAATGAAACTGAAGAATCCAAATCACCACAAGTGGTTACTATAGTTTTACCTTTTCTTCTATCTTCAGCTCTAGAATCAATTGAATTTAATTCTTCATTGGTAAAAATAAAATAGCTATCATCAATAACCATATTATCATCAGTATTGATGATTCTATCGATTATATCTTGAATTTTTATTTCATTTTTTATTTGTTTTTTATCTTTATTTATACTTAAACTAACGGTGCCAAAAACAGATTCAATTATATTATTGATTAATTTAGCTGAATCAAAAAGTTTGATGCTATCAATATAATCATTATTTAAATCTGGTAATTTTTTACCATTTGCGCTATCAGCATAATAAGCACTAGGTTTTATATTAAGTGTATTGTTTGGTAATTCTGGGCCTACACCTTCCTCATTAAACGTAATTTGTAGGATGTCATTACCTGTTGTTACAGCTCCCCAAGAATCTGTAGTATTACCTTGTATTGTATTGTATAAGAATGTGTTGAAATCTGTGCTATCTGATAATCCATTTGGGTCATTGTATAGTAATTGCCCAGCGGAACTAAACGGACTAGTTTTAAACATACCTAATAGGTCTATTTTACTAAGTTCTACATCTATTCCATTATCAATGAATGATTGTGGTATTTTTGGATTCACACTACAACTTACCATGGATTTTAAAGCTTTTTTAATTGCTTGTTTAATATCCAATTCAATTTCATTTAAATTATAAGTTAATACGTCAACCAAAGATTCTTTAAGTGATTCAAAACCAATTAATGCTTTATGTAAGTCTACTAAAAAATCTAGGCTATTTGTTTTTTGTGAAATTGATGCAATGGAGTTAGTCAATGACTGTTTAGGGTAACCTTCAGCGGAAACCCTTAATGCGGCTATTTGACCGAATACATTAGATTTTTCTCTAGTAACATCCATTATGTGGTTTATTCAGGTTTTTTATTTCTAGCTTCAACTAATTCTCTAACTCTTTGGAAACTATCTTTGTTGACAATTTCTGAATTATTAGAAAATGCGGCTGCAACATTACCACTATGCTTTATAATATCACTTTGTAATTTACCAACATCTAATTTAATCTTAATTGCAGAGTCTTTAAGTTTTAATGCGTCAGTCTTAGCTTTAGCTATTTTAGTCCAATCATCAACATCTTCTGGTGTTGCTGCGGCAGAAACCTCATTAATTACCTTTTGAGCGTCTTGAATTTGGTTACATGCGTTATTATAAACTTCTTGCATCACATTTTGAAGTGAGTCATTATCGTTTATCTCTATTTGTTGTCTTTTACTTCTAGGCATAATAAGTCTTTTTATTATAAATAGATAGTTTTAGGCTTTTATTATAAATAACCTTCATCTATTTTCTCTTCTTTAACTATATCATATATAGTTTTATACCTACGCATTGCAACCCTAATTTCTTTAGTAACTAAATTAGTGTTTTCTCTTATGGTTGCTAAAATAACATTTTTGTTAAATTTAGAACCACCTTGTAACGATGAAAATAACATTTCCCAATTATTAAGAATATCAATTAACGCTTCACCAACCTTTCTTTCATTATCAGTCATTTTCTTTTTACTACCCTTCCCTTCATTCTCAATCTCAACCCTAATTTCCTCAGAAATAGTATCTATTAAATCCGATAATGTATAATCAGATTCTGGTAAAGTATAAATGAATTTTTCATCTTGGTGTATCGTTGAAATTGAGGTGTCAAAATCTAGGGCCTGATTAAGCGTTTTTGTATCTTTAATCATCAAACCTAAAATATAATGTTTACATATCGTTCCGTAATAAGAATAAGCTCTTTTACCCATAGTTGGGTCGAACTTATCGGCTTTTAATATAAGGTATGATAAGGTATCACTGTGTAGATTATCAAATGTGTAAGTTTTTCTATATAATTTATAACGTCTAATAATAGATTCAATCATTGTATCGAATGCACCTCTTAGATGTTCATTATATATTTTATTCCTTATTAGAGGGTCTTCCTCATTTAAAAAATCTACTACAGCTTTTTCTTGTTCTTCACCAAAATATAAACCATTTTTTCTTTTACGACCTCTTCTTCGTTTAGCCATGAAATGTTAATCCTTTTTTTCGTAAAGAATTACCCTATCATTGATATGGTAACATTCTTTTTTTGCTAAAGATAACCACCATCTGGATTCATCCATAGATAGCTCTTTTTTATATGTATTGAAAAGGCTTCCTTCTCTATCGTTAACATGTTTGTAAGCCAATTTTGGGATTACTTTAACTCTGCATGGATTGTAAGTCATTCTTAATAGAAATTCATAAATAAAACTTAATTTAATACTTTCTTTAAGCCCACCATATTCTTCATAAGCTTCTTTAAGTACCGCCATTCCATCAATGTTAAAGTTTTGGTATCTTAATAATGCTGCATTATCTAAGACACCAAGTTCATCTGAAAATTGTGAAGCCCAAACAGCTTCATTCGTAAAGTTCAAAAATTGGTCATTAGGTGTAACATCTAATATCATCGGTAAGAAGATATTTACGTTAGGGTCATCTTTTCTATATTTAATTACGTTATCAACCCATATAGTAGCTATCTCATCATCTTGTTCAAGGAAAATAAACCATTCTGTTTTAGATTCTTTAACACCTAAATTTAATTGAGCTTGAAAATTTGTGTCACCTTCATTAGCAACAACCCTAAAATTTAATGTTTTTTCAAACTCACTTTTTAATTTTAATGCTAATTTATAGTCATCAGATTCTACTTTAGCCACCAAAATTAATTCATCTGGTTTTACCTTTTGATTATTAACGCTAGTTACAGCCCTTCTTAAGAAAGTTTCATCAGCTTCAAACACTGGAATAATTACACTTATTTCGTTTTTTTCTTTCATCTTATTTTTCATTTTTTTCTTCTATTTGTAATAATGTTTCGAATTCAGCTTTTCTGCTAGAAACAAAATTAGTATATAACTCTTTTATTAATTCAGCTTCTTTTTCTTCAGTAAATAAATCTTTAGAGTCATTGATTCCATCAATAAATTCTTGAGGAATTGAATCTTCTAACCAAGCTCTCATAAATTCAGCAATTAAATTTGGTATCGCTAAAATATCGTTGGTCCAAATACCATTATTTTTTAATTTAATACTATTTGAAGTTGAATCTTCACTTTCCATCCATTCTGGTACCATATCAGGTATTTTACCAATTACTGGTGTGTTACATTGAATTGATTCCAATGGAAACGTACCGAAGCTAGAAATATCATCTACCCATACAGCTAAACAAGATTCACCTAATTGTTCAGCAAATGTTTTTCTAGGCAAGCCTCTTAATTCCCTAAATGTAATCCACTTATACATTGGATATCTAAGGTAAAAAGCTTTAACTATTTTTAGAGCTGATTTTTGGTCCCTAGTTAAGATTGATATAATTGGTTTTTTTAATTTTTCACTAGGTTTAAAATACTCTGGAATAGACGGTGCTACAATATGAGTTTTTATACTAGGAAATAAACTTTTGATATAATCAGCTTGTTTTTGACTACTTGTTATTACATCTCTAAAACCATAATTTAAATCCCATCTTTCAGTCATTTTTAATAATTCTAAAATATAAGTATATGATTGAGATAATACTATTTTCTTACATGGAAATTCTTTTACCTGTTCCATTACGTTAGCAAAAATTTCAGGTATGATTAAATAATCAATTGCAGTTAAATTTAATTTTTGTTCTTCGATTGATACGTGAGGTAAACTTGAATAGCTTTCACCTAACCAATCACCAACACCATGGTAATCATTTTTTTCATGTAAGATACTGGCTTTGTAGCCTAAATCATTTAATATTTTTACGTGTTCGTAAATATTGGCAATCCCAGCTGTTGGATTTCCTTTAGTGTCTAGAGTAAAGAAATAAAAACCAAAATCTTTATTATCTATTTTCTCAATTAACTGTAATACTTTTTCTTGTTTACTTTCCATTTTTTTAATTCATTTTTTTTAATATTCCATAAGCTAATAGCGTGTTAAAGGCCAATTTAAACCTAATACTAGTCTTATCTAAATTATTACGACCTAACATTGGGTCGTCTTCTTTTTCATCTGTCTCATCACCTAAATCAGTAATGAATTGTCTGATTAACTCAAACTTAACTCCATTAATTTCTTTATGTTTTATATGTTCTTTTGTGGTAAGCCACCTATCAGTTGTGCCATTATGATTAATTTTTTCCACCTTTTTTTTAGTTTCAACTATATCTTCTTTATCATCAAAGGCTAAAAAAACATCAAGTTCTTCAAAATCTATATAATATAAATCACCAAATATTTTAATCATTATTTATAATTTTATTAAACATATCTTCGTCATTAACGAAGTCTAAAATGCTGTCTAATTCATAATCAGCTTCAACATTTTTGTTATAAGACGCATTTATCTTAACAGAAAATTTACCTTCTGGTTTAGCTTCTAATGCGATTGGGTTTGCAGTAACTAAAATGTCAATACCATCCCATTTTTTGGTTGTGTCTGTTACAAACTTAATATTATCACCAGTGAACCCTAATTTAGATAAAAAGAAGAGTGTTGAAGGTCTGCTTTTATGTGCATCCCTACTAATGATTACAATCTCATGTTCCTCATAATCATTTATATCAGCTATAAATCTATTTAAAATTGGTCCGATGTTATTATGTAACTGGTCCGCATGTGCATATATTTCCATTGGTGCCTCGCTATAAAGAAATTCATTTAATTTTGTTTCATTTGGAAATTGGAAATATTTTAATAAATCCCATTCCTCAATTACAACATCATCTAAATCTTCATTATAGTATTTACCATAAACATATTTTAGTTGTCCGATGAAGTCACGTATGACCTCATTTAAGCTTATTCCTATTCTCATATTATTATTTTACTAATTTTTTATTGAAAGTAAACAAAAAGATAAAAATTATTTATCAGTGTCTGGTTTTTTATAATTCCTAACCATTTTAGTTATTAATGGATTTCTAACGATATCATTTTCATCAAATTCAAAGAACCCAATTTCATCGATATTTCTATGTCTATTCATGGCATCATATAACCCCGTTTTAGTGGCATCATCATATCTATCAGATTGGTCCATATCTCCAGAAACAATATATTTTGAACCGTACCCGATTCTAGTTAAAAGACTTTTCATTTGAGATGGTGACATATTTTGAGCTTCCTCACCGATTAAGATTGAATTATCTAAGGTTTTACCTCTAATAAAACCCAAAGGTTCAACCATTAATTCTTTAGAATCTTCTAATTTCCTTCTAGCATCTTCACCTATAATTTTATCAACAATGTCGATTGATGCAGCTAAATATGGCTCTAGTTTTTCTTTTAGATTTCCAGGTAAGAATCCTAAGTTCTCTTCAGCTTCAACGGCTGGTTTAACTATTAAAATTTTATTGAATGAATTATCTGGGTCTTGAAGTAGTTCTAAAGCTACTGCGATAGCTACGAAAGAATTATGTGTAACTATGAAGTTATCTGTAATATATAAAGAATCTTTACTATCAATTGAGATACATTTAGCTTCTGATTGACCTATAGGTTCTATGTCAGTGATATAACGTTTTGGTATATATTTAGTTTTAGGTTTAACTAATTGTGCTTTTCTTTTTAATTTAAATGGATTAACCTCTGGTGGTAGTGATATAGTTAAGGTGTATGCTTTTTTACATAAAATTTTTTCACCATTATTATCAATATATGAACCTATTTTATCGTTTAACTTAAAAACACCCCCTAAACTATTAACGATAAAACAAACTCCATCAATTAAATCTTTAGATGTGTTAGTGAAAAATGTGGAAGTACCATTCTTATTTACATAACCATCGGTATCCATTAACCCTCTTAATACTTCTAATCTAACTTTTTTAGTATTAAAAAGGTATTTATCTGGTATTTTTTTATTTATTGTTGCAATATTTTTTAAGTTTAATTCATTTAAATTATTTAAAATTTCATTATTATTATTTTCACCAATAATTGAGTATTGATACTTACCACTTTTTTTATTTATTGTGTGATAATCATTTAATCTTTCGGAAATAAGTTCTACGATTTCAGTATCTTGAGTTGTAAATGTAATTCTATTTTGCGTTAAACCACCATCACCTAATAAACATCCTAGAACATAGGGGTCAATAAATAATTCCTTTTCTTCAAATTCAATTGATTTAACTAATGGGATTGTGTGATTTTTATCACCTCTACTGGTATTTAAGGTTTCCATTATTTCACTCAAAGGTTTTACATGACCCTTTCTGGGTGAGTAAAATCTTTTACCACCTTTTTTTACTCTATAATTTCTATCGTAATATGTGTCAGTTAACCATAAATGCTCATCACAACAATCTGTATAAGAACTATCATTAAAATATACCCTATAAATTTCTTTAATACCTTGAGGGTGAATTTGAATAACTTTTGTTGGTTTACCTTCAGGGGTTAAAACTTCATCACCAACTCGTATCTCACCCATAGTAGTCCAACCGTTAGGTGTAAGTATTTTAGAATACAATGGTTGTGCTTTCCCTACGCCAGCAGGCCCAGAACAAAGAACAATTTCTTTCTCTTTAATTAAATTTACAAAATCTTTTTGTTTAGTGTTTTTGCACTTTAATCTTACCTTGAGTGGTAAGATTTTATTTACAGACCTTTCCTTTGTGGTTGGTTGTGTTGGTGTACTTGTTGTACTTCTTTTACCTTTTGCCATAAAAAAATGTGAGCTTTTTAATAACTCACATTTAATATAATCACAAAAAATAAAAATTAAATAATAAAAGCTATATTTTAGCTTCTTTATTTTCGTAGCGTTTTTCTAATTCAGCTAACTTGTACTTTTCGAATATGTTATCTCCATTTACTGTAACTTCAGCAATGAATTTAATTACATAGTGTCCGTTAAATTCAACGATTTTATCGAATTTTTTTACCTCATATTCATATTCTAAACCATCAATTGCACCTATGGTTTTATCAGTAATGAAACCAATCTTAGTAATATCAAGTATATTTGAAGCTCTAGGGTTTTTTATAGCTTTTTTAATTTCACCTATTAAAAATTTGGTTTTCTTATCATATTCATCTTGGTAAGAAGATACGTAAAATTCCAATAATTTTTCAGTTTCGTTGATATTTCTAACTAACAATTTTTTGGCATAATATTCAATTTCAAATTTCGGTCTAATATCCCTGTCCACATATAGAGCCTTTTTTGATTGCATTGTGGACACCATATCATCAAAAGAAATCTCAGCCAACGTATTACCACTCCAAACATCCGCACCAACTAAATCAAACATTATTTTACCATCAATAGGTGTATTATCACCTTTTGGGTTAAGTTTTAATTTATCGTTGCTGAAGGCTTCATAAGCTGATTTGGTGATGTCTTCATTCATGACAACTAGCTCAACTGGATACGGGTCGAAGTTATCACGGGTTACTTTATCTAATTTATATTTCTCAATATTATAGGTTTCAACTATTGGTAATCCATCAGCATCATAACCAACTATTTTAGCTGTTTTATTTTTAGATTCACTTAAAACTTTATACAACCGCCATCTCAACTCTTTAACTTGTTGATTCGTTATCTGATTTTTTAACCCATGTAATAATGTACCTTGGTCCTTTTCTATTATTAATCCAACACCTGACAAGTCGGAAGTTTTTGATTGAGATAATATCTTTTTATCAAAAACTGATAAACCAATCAAAAGCCCCATAATTTTATTTTTTATCCACGTCATATTTGTATTGCCATTTAAATCCACCCGTTTTATTTCTTTTACCTAAACAAACCGCACTTATTTTACCTCTAATTATATTTAATTCTTTTTCAGCTTCCCCAGCGTGTGACCATAATTTAATTATTTCACCATCTAACCCAATTTGGTAGACGTGTTTTCTTTTATTAGAAACTTCACCCTTTTTACTTTCACTTATTTTAGCCCTAACTACTTCACTAACTATTCTACCTGTTAATTTTTTTGATAGTTTTATTTTAGTTTCTTCTGATGTAACTCTCCCCATATTAGCTTTACTAATTTTTAATTTAGTTTCTTTGGACAATTTACTACCAGTTCTTAATTTTTTCATTCTAATAGAAATCTCTTTTGAATATCTTTTAGCTAAATTCGACATTTTTTTCTTGGTTTCATCACTATGCTTATGCCCTATATTACCATGACCACCCTCATTACAATTTAAACCAAACTTAAAACAATCATAATGTTTAATCCAATACTTTTCACGATTATTTAAATATTCTTTATTTACCCCACATAAACATTCTTCGATTATTTCATAAGTATCAACAGGGTTCCATTTATGTTTTTCGCAACTAGCCCATAATTTTATTTGCGATTTAAAACCCCCCTTTTTATAATTATATTTTCTTTTTTTATTATTTATTGTTTGACCTATATAAATTTTACCGTTTGGGCTAGTTAATTTATAAATATAACCCTTTACATTTCTTAAATCTTTTTTCATAAACACTATTTATTAATAAATATATAATTTTTAATAAAAGTGAAAATTATTCTTTAACAGGCATCGTTATCTCACCTCGTAATAGAGCATCAGCTAACATGCCTTGATGATATGTTTGTTCCATGGAACCAATATCACCCAAAGCGTCAGACTTTTGAGTTAGCATGCTCTTTTCAACCCTAGATAATGATAGGGATAGTAATGCGAATTTTCGTTTTAAGTAGTTAAGTATTTATGTTCTTATATCTGGGTAATTATTATTAAACCAATCAATACTTTCTTTCAACCCATCACGTAATGAAGTGAATTCAAAATCTGGTAAGTATTTTTTAATTTTACTATTATCACTTGGTTTTCTATATTGTCCATCAGGTTTACTTGTATCCCAAATAACTTCACCATCAAATTCCATCAATTCAACTATCATATTAACAACTTCTCTTATTGAATGTTCAGTAGATGTGGTTAAAATAATGGGTTCATCTTCATCATAGTTATATAAAACCCATTCAGCTAATTTTGCAACGTCTTTAACATATATAAATTCTCTTAAAGGTATTCCACTACCCCAAATAGTAAACGGAGTGTTGTCACGCTTAGCTATATAACATTTATGTATCAATGAAGGTATAACATGGCCATCTTCGATGTTAAAATCATCATTTGGGCCATAAATATTAGTCGGCACTACACACTTATAATTTAACCCATGTTGCTCCCTATAAGCTCTTATTTGGACTTCAGCCATACGTTTAGCATAACCATAACCATAATTAGATTCATGTGGAGGACCTAAATGTATTTTATCTTCAGTTAGGGGGTATTCAATTTTAGCTGGGAATATACATGTAGATAAAAAACAAACTAAATTTTTTACACCATGTTTTCTAGCCGCCTCAATAACGTTGGTGTTAATCATTAAATTTTCATAAAAATAATCGCCCATATGTTTCATATTACCACCTAACCCACCAACTTTACCAGCACAGTGTATTACATTATTTACTGGGTTAGTTTTAAAATATTCATCAACTGAATTTTTATCCATTAAGTCACATTCTGCTCTAGTTAACTTAATAGAATTGTTGGTAAATTGCGACCCAACTAATCCGTTTGCCCCAGTGATTAATTTACTATTTAAAAAAGTAGATAATTTTTGGTGATGTTGGTCAATAACGTGTTCCATATTATCTGGGTATCTTCGCATTTGAATTAATTCAGCCTTTACGCTTTGGTGCGTTTCATCATTATTATTTCCAGTTACATCAAATCTATCATGAGATATGACAATTAATGGTTCTTTTATTGTTAAACCTAAGCGTTTCCCCAATATATCTATCCATGAGTCACAAGCAGCAACTTGTGACCATGAGCCAGTCACTTCAAACCATTTTTTTGGGATTATTGGAAATAACACACCTTGTTTTTCCCAAAATTCAATCATTGTGTCAACTTTTGGTGAAATAACACAAAATTTATTTTTATATTTTAATATTTCTAAATCCCAATGCACACTATTCATAATAGCATCATCATTCCATAATAATAAAAATTCTCCTGATGATTTAGTACTTAAATCATTATAATAATTATGTAACCCACGATAAAATTGCCTTTCATAAAAAAAGAGTTTAACATTTGGTTTATCCATTGCATACTCTTTTATTTCATTTATAGAGTGAATATCATCATTATCTAAAGCAACTAAAACCTCAAAATTATTAACATCACTACAACTTTCAAAAAGAGAATTAATTGATTTTTTAAATAGTTTACCTCTATTTCTTGTTGGTATTAAAACACTTACTTTATTCATTTTTATAATTTATTAATTTAAATTTAGGGCATGGTACTATAAAAGTCCCGCCATTTTTTAAATATTCATCTTCCCTAATGGTAAATTCATTAATAAAATGCCATGGTAATACTAATAAATAATCAGGTTTAGTTTCTCTCATTTCTTTTTCAGAAAAAATAGGAATATTTGTGCCAACGGTTTTCAACCCCCATTTTTGATGGTTTTTTTCAGCAATACCATCAATTAAAGAGTTATCTAGCTCAAAATATTGTAACAGGGTGTTTCCCTTGGTTGATGCACCATAACCCCAAATAGACTTACCATTACTTTTTTCTGTTTTGATAAAACTAACCAGTTTATTTTTTAAACTTTCAATTTCATTAAAAAAATTAACCCACGTTTCTTTTTTATCTAAATTTAATGTTTTTTCATAATTTAATAATGAATTTACTCTAAATTTAGCAACATCTCTATATGGTTGTGTACCAAATTTACTTTTATCGGCTTCATTTTTCATTGCATAGACTCTAAATGACCCACCATTAACATCATTTAATTGAGCATCCATAATATCCAACCCACATTCTTTAAATAATTTTTCAATATTGAATAATGAATAATAAAATATATGCTCATGGCATATATTATCAAACGCTAATTGTTTCAACATTAAAGGTGTATAGGATAATTGTATAACCCAAATACCATCATCATCTAAAATTTCTTTTAAATCATTAATAAAATTTTTAGGAGTTTCCAAATCATAAAACATTGCTATTGTTGTAACAACTTTAGCTTTAAGATTTCCAAATCTACTTTTTTTAAAACCTTCAGCTGAAAAATAATCTTGTATTATTAAATCTGAATGTTCTTCAGCTTCAATTTTAAAGGAATCATCGCATGGGTCAATACCCACTCTTATTAAATTTTTTGGTACAAAACTTAATAATGTACCATCATTAGACGCAATATCTAACCAAATATCATTATCAGATAATTTTGTTATTTTTAAAATAGAATTAACTATACTATTTAATTCATTTTTCATTGTATTATTAATCCCAGAACGATACCAATATTTACCATACATTTCATTAATTTTTGGTGGGTTGGCAATCTTTACAGCTGAACTTTCCTCATCAAACACCAAAGCTAATTCGTGTTTACCCCCTCTAGGTGTTTCACCTTCATTAATGAAGTCTGAAATATATAAGTCGCCTAATGTTAACATTTTTTCCATATTTTATTTATAATAATTCATCCAATATTCTATCATTTCATCAATCATAGTTTCAAAGGTATATTTAGGATTCCATCCTAAGTTATTTTTAATTTTAGAAGAATCACCTTTTAAATCTCTTAATTCTTCTGGCCTTAAGAATTTAATGTCTTGTTTCACATAATCTTTGTAATCCAAACCTAATTTGTTAAATGTATATTCACATAGGTCTCTAACTGAATGTGATATACCTGTTGAACAGACATAATCTTCTGGTGTTTCTGATTGTAACATTAACCACATAGCTTCAACATAATCTTTTGCATGACCCCAATCTCTGGTAGCTTCTAAATTACCTAAATTTAATTCACTTTGTAATCCACCTTTTATCCTTACGGCAGCTTTAACAACTTTGTTAGTTACAAAATTAGTCCCCCTTCTAGGTGATTCATGATTGAATAAAATTCCATTCCATATTTTCATACCATAAGAATTTCTATAATTCCTACAGATATTGTAACCATACACCTTAGCGCACCCATAAGGGCTTACTGGTGACATTGGTGTTGTTTCTCTCTGATAACCATCTTCATCTATATTATTACCAAACATTTCAGAAGAACTTGCTTGGTATATTTTAGAATCTGGTGATACCATTCTAACAGCTTCCAATAAATTTAAAATTCCTAAACCTACAACACTTGTGGTATAGATTGGTTGGTCAAAACTAACTCTAACATGTGATTGAGCGGCCAAGTTATATATTTCATCTGGTTTACATAAAAGCAACACTCTAACCAAAGATGCCATATCGGTCATGTCAGCATATTCCAATTTAATTAATTTATTTACCCTTAATTTTTCAATTCTAGTTGATTGGGTTTCAGCCACAGAATTTCTTTTAACAATTCCCCAAACTTCATAACCCTTCTCTATTAAAAACTCAGCTAAATATGAACCATCTTGCCCATTTATGCCCGTGATTAATACGATTTTTTTACGTTCATTCAAGATAGGTTGTATATCATCTTCAGTATAATAATCATGTTCACTAATTATATCTTTTTTCATTATATCAATTTTTTATTTTATAATTTGGGTTGAAAATATAACATTCTAACCTCTCTATCATCCAAGGGCCTGTAATATCATTTGTTAATAAATCAATGATTTTTTTGTAAAACTCACGAGGTCTTAGTTTAATTTGCTCTTTTGTTATAGCAAAATGTCCACCTGGCATAAATTCATACCTATTCGGTGGTCTACCTTCAAATAAAATTTCCCAATATGAATCAACATTAATATTTGGATTATTATCATGCGGGTATCCGTTACTATGACATATTAAGACGCTTCCATTACCAAATTGTATGGATTGATGTAACGGCCAAGCACTACCAAAAGTGTTATTATGAAATCCATAATAACCACCAAAATTTAATGACACTGTATTTTTAATATCATTAACGTCACCATTTAATACATTTAATAGATTACCCCAATGGTCAAATGGGAAATCCTGAACAAAAAAAGTATAATCACTTAATTTATCGTAATTAGTGTAGATATGGTAAAAAAATGAATGGACGCATCGCCCCATATTAGGTTCAATTAATGTTTCCACTCTATTAGAAGTTTTATCACCTTTTCGATAGATACTAACTAATATATTATCATTAACTTCATCAACCCAACCTAAATCTTTATCATATGCTGCAATTACTAATTCTTTCATTTAAACAAATGTTTATATTTTTCTTTATTATTTAAAATATATTCGGGTAAACTATTCTCATCAATCACTGACCCCGCTTCTCTACCCTTCATATAACCAATAGTATATATTGGGTGTTTAAAGCTATTAATTTTATTAATTATACCACCTAATGCATTAAAATGCCAACCACCATCTTCAATATAAATTGATTCAGTTTTTCTGATTGTTCTTAAATGATTTAAACAACTTTCTTTTACGTTTTTATAAGTGGTAACTATCGGCCCAGTAAATGGGTTTGAAGCTACAGTCCACTTTTCTGATGTTTTCACATTTAGATAATTAATATAACAGTTAGTAATCATCGGTTTATACACCTTATATTTAGTATTATATTTTTCAGCTAAATGTGGGTTATTAGGGATATCTTCAACGTTTATAGTTAAATTATAATTCCATATTTCATCTACATCTGAAATATAACAAATATCTTCGTCATGTAAAGATGTTAGAGCATTTTTAATTAATTCTTTTTGGTAGAATTCTTTTAACCAACATAAAATATCACGACTAACATTATCACTATTACATGCTAAATTAAATGCATGTTGGTCACAATCTTTATCATTAAAATCTTTTGGTGTGTCAGTAATGACATAATGAATTATTTTATGAGCAAACTCCTTAAACCTTTCTTTATTAAGTTCGTAATAAAGTGGTTTCGGAACACCACTAAAAGTTTCAGTAGCTTCTACGATAACGAAATAATCGACATAATCATTTAAAATATTTAATCTTATTTCAAGCATATCTAATTCATCGTTAAAAGTGAAGATATCGTATTTTAAGGCCATAAGTGTTTATTTTTTATTTTATATTCTTCAAATTCACTTATACACTCGTCATAAGTAAATAATTTATTTTCTCTATCAATATAGTTATGGTTTCTAAAAATATTATACCCACAACTCCAATATCCATCTGAGATGTTGTGACGACCCCAATATTTAGGTGCTAAAAGATATTTTATAGTATCACTAGTTAATGTAGCAAAATATGGGAAACTAGAATTAGAAACTATCAAATAATGCGCATTTTTAACAATTGAATAGTCTGTACCAATATCAAAATGACGTACTTTAAAGTTAGGGAAAAATTGAGATGCTCTCACGACATCATCCGTAATTACTATAAACTCAAAATTTGGGTTTATCTTTAACATCCTATTAACAGCGTCATTCCAATAATTTTTATTTAAATAAAATTGTGGATGGTTGGCCCACTCACCACCTCTAAAATTAATTACACAAATATTTTCATTAGAATAATCAAAACAATCTTTTTCAGGTTTAACTCTTAACCATTCTTTTATTTCTTCTTTTCTATGGATTATTCTATTTTCTGATTGAAAATATCCATCTAATTTAGTATTATCTGTTATTTCTTCTAATAATGGGTCATCAATTCTAATTTCACTCCCATTAGGGTGTGTGATAGCTCTTTCTCTAAAATAATTTGTTATACCATTTGGTAATGTTGTTGGTGGCGCACCTTCAGCTGGGCTACTACCACCAATTACTTCCAGACCAAAATCTAAATCCATAAAATCTAAACATTTAAATTTATGTGGATTCATTATTCCAAAATCATAACCTTTGTCTAATGCAACTACTCTAGTTGTTACATAACAAGCTAATTGATTACCCAAACCTTGGCCATTATATATTTCTGTTACTATCATATCTAGCGTTTACTATTTGATGTTCTTTATTTTTAACTTCCATAGGTGTTGTACTAGATAATCCTGTCCCATGAGTTCTATTAACGTAGGTTGGTTTATCTATAATGTATGGTCCCCCATGTTTATCAAACATTTTTTTATAATGGTCAACATCAACCAACCAATTTAAAGTTTCATCAAAAGGTATTATATCTTCGTTTCTTAATGTCATTCCAGATGGGCATCCCATAGTATTATTACCTGTCCATATTAAATCATTCCATCTTGGTACAAAATACCTATAAAAATCAGTACCAGTATTGCTATGATAAAATGTTGTCATAGCCCATTTAATATCAGGTTGTGATTCTAACTCATCGGCTTGTATTTGTAATGAATTTTCATCATATAAAAAATCATCTTGAAATAATATTTTTATCCATTTACCCGTACAACTACGCATAGCTACATTAAGGTTGGGTGAGATAAACCCACGACCTTGTTCATTCGAAACATAAACAATATTTAAATCGTATTTACTATACATTGATAGTACGTCAACTATGGTATTATCAGTGCTATGGTCAGAAATAACCACTTCGAAATTTTTAAATGTTTGCTTTTTTAATATATCTAAATTAAAGATAAGAAATTCAGCACCTTTCCCAGCATATCCAAAGGCTGGTATTGCTATTGAGAAAAATGGTTTCATAATAAATCTTTTTTAAGCTTATCTACGTTCATTGTTGTGTTTGTTGGTACATTATTGGGTGCCCAAGCCGTACCGACATCTTTAGTCTCTTTAGCCAACTCAAACATAGTTTTAGTTTCAGTCCCAACATTATAAACACCATTTAAATCCTTATTAACCATTTTAATTATAAGGTCAGCTATGACATCAACATAATCAAAATTACCTGTTTGGTTTGTCCATGCGTTATCATATGGGAACGGCCTTGGTTTATGTGTACACCTACAAATCAAATAATCGTTTGACTCTAATTGTACTAAACCATCGGCTAATAATTTTGTATAGCCATACCAAGTATTACAATGAACAGGTACGTTATTTTCAGACGCATTTTCTACTGAGTCAGCATATAAATAATCAGTTGATATATGAACCAACTTAATTCTAAAAGCATTACAATATTTTATTAATCTATTAACAAAAACGTAATTAGTATTCCAATGAGATTCTCTATCTTCAGAATACGTGTCAGTATTTGCTATGCAATTAATAATAACATTTGGTTCGTAATCTAATTTAAATAATTCTCTTATATTATTAATATCAAACCCATCTTTTTTTCTGGAAAAATATTCCCACCCAGTTTGTTTAACAATTTCTGAACCTAATAATCCATCCCCTAAAATTAATACTTTTAATTCACCCATTTTTCTTTAAAAATTTTATCTATATAATCAAAGACTTCACTAGTATAATGCGGTGCTGCACCTAAAAAGAATACTTTATCCAATACAGTGTTGGCTTTTGGGTAAGAGTTTAAGTTACCTAAATGTTTATAACCATCATGCATAAGAATATTACCAGCAAAATAATTTCTTGTTTGGATTTTATTCTCTTCTAAAAACGCAACCAATTTATCTTTCAATGTTTTTGTTTCACAAATGAAAGGAGTTCCAAACCAACAAGCGTCAGCTTTAGATAACATCTTAACTCCACTTAAACCTTCAACATAATTTAATAATATATTTTCAATATTATATTTACTAGCCTTTCTGTTAGAGTCAATTTCATCAAATTTTCTAAGTTGAACCAATCCAATTGAACCTTGAAGGTCCATAGGTTTAAGGTTATAACCCATATTTGCGAATACATATTTATGGTCAATAATACCATCATAAGAATCTAACCATTGGTCAAATCTATTTCCACATGTACCACAAGGTAATAAGTTGGCCGAACCAACGCAATAGCAATTGTGTGAAACGATACCATTCGCATGATAACTTTCGTCTTTTTCAACTTCGAAATTAAAAACTTCTAAATCTTTAACATCATTTACTTCAATTGATGTGATTTCATGAATCGCATATTTTTTATCCTCAGTGAAATATTCACTAACGTAGTGATTTTTCTTTTTACTCCAACCTTCATTTATTAAATCACTAAATATTTCAGCATTTTTACCATAAGAAACTAAATTATATAAATCACGTTTCGCTTCTATTAATTTACCATTAACAATACTAGGGGTATGTTTATCTGGGGTTCTAACTAATAAATTTGGTGAAATATTAAATCTACTTAAAATTAATCTAAATTGGTTTGCTAAATTTATATTAGTGGTTGCTAATGACACAGATTGGAAATCATTTGAACCGTCACCTCTCCAATAACCTTTAACCAATTCTATTAATAAATTTTTATCATAATGTATAAATTCATATGGTAACATTTTATTATATGATGAAGTTTTTAACGTTTTATTAAAAAATTCGTAACCTTTTCTAGTCTTAAAAGTTATTGACACTCCATTTCCTTTAGGTTTTCTAGTAATCATAGACACCCCGAAATATTTTTTCATTAAATATTTTACATCATCAATATAATTAATCTCTTTCACGTTAAAAGAGAAATCAACCCTATAATATAAATATTTATTTTTAACATTTTGTTTATTTTTACCATTAGACCCCTTATTCCCTTTACCTAAAGAACCTTCCGCTAACCAATAACCAATTAACCTAAATAAATCACCTTCAATGTTTAACTTAAAATTTTTAGTTTTAAGCAATGTTTTGTATGAATATTCCAAATTTTTAGGGGTAGCTTTATTGTCTGGTACTTTTTGAACTAGGAAATCACCTTTAATTATATCTTTAGGTTGTGTCCACTCAATTTTATTACCCCTCATTACGTATAATGGGTGATTTTCAGTGACTTTTATATCTTCATTTCTCATTGATTTAATTGTGAAAAGATTTCCATTATAATTTTTTTTAATTAAATCATAAACTTTCTCATAATTACCATTATGTGTATAAACTTTATCACCAATAACTATATTCTCAATATTTTTAACACCGTTAGTTGTATATATTGACGTTCCAGCTGGGTGACAATCCCTTCCCCACCAAGTAAAACTAGTGAATAACTTGCTTAATTGATGTATGTTGGTACAAACCATTCCACCTTCACCCGTTGAAATATGGTGAGCTGGATAAAATGATGATGACCAAGCAACATAATAATCACTGATATCATTACCATCCCATTTACTACCGATACTATCACAACTATCACCAATTAATTGCAAGCTATATTTATTACATAATCTAGTTAAGTAATCCATATCGGGTGGGTTACCTAAAACTGGTGAAACAAATATAGCTTTTGTTCTATGAGTTATTTTATTTTCTATTTTGGTAATATCAAAATTCAACGTATCAAACTCAATGTCAACGAATACTGGTTTTAAACCATTCTGTACAACTGTTGATATGGTAGTAGGGAAGCCTACAGGGGACACAATAACTTCATCACCATCTTCCCATCCAAAATACTTTTTAAGACCCGCAATCAGCACTAAATTAGCTGAACTACCAGAATTTACCATTTGGGCATACTTCGCACCAAATTTTTTGGCAAACATACGTTCAAATTTTCTAACATTTTCTCCAGCAACTACCCATTTACCTGTAACTAAAGTATTGACCGCTTCTATTATTTCAGTTTCATCCCAATAAGGGCCTGAATATAAAACTTGGGATTCCCCAGCCACAAAGTTTTTATTATAAAGATACTTAGGGTTATTTTCCTTAACGTATTCTTTTAAATCATTTAATATTTTTTCTAATTTATTATCCATATTTTATATTTTAATCCAATTTTCTGGTATTATATCTTGAGTGTCTTTTGGACCTCTTGGGCCAAACCATTGTTTAGGTGCAATCACCTTAGATTCAGCTAATTCATTTTTTCTCAAATAAGCACCCCACCAACTAAAACTACTGTTGGCTATTATTTGACTTCCACAATATGATATCAATAGTAAATCTTCTATCTCTTCAGTAAGAGTTGAATATGTGATGTTATCACCTTTAAAAGTTTCTTTACACCAATCGATATCATCTGAAACAAATATAAAATATTTATTTTCAAATATATCCATAGCCTCTTTATAATAATTGGTAGTGGTTAAGTTTGTGTGAAAATCACTATTCTTTAAGTAATCACCCCTACGCACATGTACCGCCACTAAATCACTATAATTTAGTTTTTTATCTACAATAAAATTATATAAAAATGTTACAGCTGTATGTTTAAATCTAATAAATTTTGGATTATAAGGGTTAAATAATTTAATTAAACCATCTTTATAATTTTTAAAATATTTATCACTTTGGAAATACCCATCTAAAACAATATTGTCGTTTTTAGGGATTTCATTAAATGAAAAAGAAGGCTCCCTATACTCCATATTAAACCGAGTATTATCTAACCTATTTATATCTTTAAAAAAACTATCTTTATATTTACTTGATGCATTCCCTTGATTTGGCGTATAGCAAGCGTCAAAATTAAATCCATACTCAAATCCATGCCGTTTAGCATAAGCATATACGGTTGCTATTTGAAACATTTGGTTACCTATTCCCCCACACAATTTTGTTGTTACCATTTACTTAATCTATGATATTTTGGTAATTGTCTTATTTTTGTTGCATGTTCAGTCACCATTTTCATATCTAATTTATGCTCATTAATCGGATTTGTTTCATTATAAACATAATTAATATCAGTCATAAAATGATAATGTTCGGGGCCAGCCATTTCTAACATTGGAAACATGAAACATACATCACCACTCCATTGCCAGTAATCACCGTTTTCATCTCTTAAATCTTGTTCTCTAATTGCTCTCCATAACCCAGCTCTCCATGTTCTAATGTGTGAAGCTGTAAATCGGCCAGTTCTAAGATTGTCAAAATCTTTTTGTCTTTCAGCAAAACCACGAGCACCGCTAGAATACATAAAACTTCCATTGGCAATCCAAATATCTTGGTTTTTATAAACTTCATTTATTCTCTCAAAAACCTTTGTATCTGGTAACCAATCATCACCATCGACTTCAATGCAAACATCGTTATCATCAATATTAAGGTTATGTCTTATTGACGTATCAAAGTTACCCGTTTGATATAGTTTCTTTTCATAGTCATCAAATAAAATAAATCTATCATCATCTTTGATAAAATCTTTGATTAATTGAACTGAATTATCAGTTGACATATCATGTGTGATATAACAAGTAAAATCTTTATAAGTTTGACTTTGGATTGTTGCCAAAGACCTTTCTATATAATCTTTCGCATTATAAAATCCACATAATACTATCATTGTAAATATTTTTTTAAAACTCTTTTAATATAACCTTTTCGCATACTTTCTAGTTTATCCATACACTCATTAACAATATCACTATTTTCAAAACTCCAATCATCGTATTTCTCATTTTTAACTAAATTAATGATGGGTTTAATTTTTAAAACACTACCAATTATTTTACAAATTTCCAAAACTTTAATCTTCTCAAAACCAGAAATATAAATCGTTTTATTGGTTACTTTATTTTTAGTATAATAAACAATTGATGTAACATCATCCACATCAATAATCGACCTACTAATATTTTTATAGATTGAGATTTGTTCACCTTCGATTATAGAAGTTTTTAAAAAATTAACTAGGTTATCTTGGTTACCTTTTTCACCTATTACTTGGGGCAATTTAACTATCAAATAACTATTTGAATTACTTTTGATTAAATCTTCCATTTCTTGTTTATGGTTGTAATAAGGGTTATTGGTTATACCCGCTAATATAGTGGTAAAGTAAATAAACTTTAAATCGTTATTTTTAGTTAATGTTTTTAGAATTAAATCAGCTTCACGTTTAAATTCTAAATCGGATATTTCTTTTGAGGAAGACACACCCGATGCAAAAACAACGCAATCATCGAACAAGTCGATGGATTCTCTAAAACTTGAGGCTATTAGCCCGTTACCTATAATCATTAATCTATTATTTTTATTCTTCTATTTAGATAATATCTATAATCATCTATATTTTGTTCATCACTAAAAAGATAATAAGTCCCACAATCATATTTTAAGTTGAAATCACTCAACCTTTTACCTTTTGGTGTACACTTTTTTAGGTGGTTTTTTAACCCAACATATTTGTAATGCAATAATTTTAAATCTTCACCATCGTAAGTTTTAACTTCACCAATTGGTCTAGCAACGTGTGCACCTAAACTATAATTGATTTCTTGTATCTTATTACAATCAAACATCATTGGTTTATTCATTACATCAACAGGAAAACCAGATTTAACCAATTCAAATATATCATCTTCAGGTTTTAATTCTAATTCCTCATCAGCAATCATATGAACACCATGTGGTTTGAAAAATGTGTACCCTTCTTCGAAAGATTTAATTAAAAACTCTTCCATATTTTCATGATATAAAAACTCGTCAATATCACCAATTATTACATAATCAGCCTCACCAACACTTTGTTTCCAAACCGTATTTTTTATTTGAGCATGTTTTAAATCATCAAATTTTTCATTTGAATTATATGGAATCACTTCCGTATTTTCAAATGAGTTTATAATTTCAACACTACTATCGGTTGACATATTATCTATGATGGTAATCTTCTCACAAAACTTTGAATAATATTTCAAAACATGTGGTAAGATATATTCTTCATTATAACATAAAAAATACGCATGCATTATTGGTTTTTTCATAATTCTAATAATTTAACCCATTTTTGTATTATTTCTTCATTGGTTAAGCTCTCACCATCATGTACCGTTGCATCGTTGCCAAAAAATTTAGTTCCAGTGGTTTCGCACTCATCTTTAACCAAAGACGCCACTTCACTTTTTGATGACATAAATACAGCACCTACCATATCGTACATCCCTTGTTTATCACCAATAAAACCATATTCAATTACATCCTCACTTACCAATGGTTTTACGTAGTTATTATAATATGGACTATCATTTACAGTACCAAATAAAATTACTTTTTCATAACCCTCACTTAAAGCTCTTTGTATTGAAGTGTGGGTTTGTTTATTCTCATCAATTGAACCTATTATCCCAGCAACCTTTTCAACTTCAGGTGATTTTTCTTTTTTCGCTAAAACTTCTTTTAGGTTAGGGATAATTTCATATTTACCATAATATCCACTATGATACATTTGTTGTTTCTTATTTAAAAATACGGCAGTATCCCAATATTTTTTCACTTTAGCAACTTCAAATATATTCTTTTCATGACAACATAAAATTGTTTTTTTTACATCTAATTTATTAGGTAATTGTAAAAAATGTGCAATAACAACATCATCTTTAGATGGTCTGAATTTATTTAGTTTATCAGCTTTACACTTATCTAAATGCCAATCGTGTGGCCCATAGAATGTTGTTTCATAACCAGCTTCATTTAAAGCGTTTGTTAATCTAACAAATGCAAATGTAGAACCACCTTTTTCACTCCAACCTGATATTATTTTTATCACGCTAATATTTTTTTATATTTTCCCACGTAATCTTCTAATTTAATTTCAGGGTCTATCTTAGTATAGGTTATTTCTGGAAAAAATTTAGGTAAAACTGCTTCAATTGGTTCAGATGGCCCCACAGTATGAACAATATCATAATTTAAAGGTTTAAATTTATATAATTTACCTTCTTCTGATTTTACATTTCCGTTAGGTGTCTTCATTTCGAATTTACCATCACCTTTAATAAAACCTCTAGGAGTGTCTAAAGGGAAAAAATCAATTTTATCCGCTTTATATAATTTAAATGCTTCTGCATCAAATTGTGAGGTTACAGTAACAAAATGACCATCATCTTGTAATAGTTTGGCTAAATCAAATGCAAGCTCCATTGTTATTGAAGCTAATAAGATTCTGAATTTATGGTCATCTTTAAACTCTCTACTAATCTTTATTGGTAAATCCTCTTTATATTTCTCAGCAAAAAGACCTCTATTAACTTCCCATTGGTCATTGGTTTCACCAATTGACATATGGTTGATTGAAATATTTGTGTGAACTCCAATCTTAACCCCATCTAAATAATTCCTAAAACAAAAATCAATATCATAAAAATGAAAACCTTCAACAGATTCATCAAAATTATGTTTAAGCCTAGATTTCATTACTGAAAAAAATACACCATCAACAACAACCGCTTCTTCAATATGATTATTTTGGTCTTCGCTATAACTTGATAATGTTTTTTTACCCTGATGAGTGTGCCAAACACGCCCATACATAGTTTTCCTATCTTCCCACCATCTACCAGTATCAGCTAAGTATTTTGTACCAGCAACACCTAAAATACCATAATCAGAATTATCATAATGCTTTAATAATTTTTTAGCAAATTGCTTGGTTTGAATTTCTATATCGTGGTGTAAGAAAACCACAACATCAAATTTAGAATCGTTTAAACCTTTATTATATATTTCAGTTAATGAAAATTCACCTTCATTTTTATAAGCTAAAAATTCTACTTTAGGGTGCCCCGCCATTTTTTTTATACCCTTACCATAATCCGTCAAATCATGCGGTGAAGAACAAACAATACTTATCATAATTTATATTTATTTATTAATCGTTATCTTTCACAAAAATTCCATCAACCATTTTACCAGTTCTTTTTGAAATTACATTATAAGCTGACTCTAAACAATCTTCTATTGTTAAACCTTGTATTTCAGTTTGAATTATTAGTGTTACTAATATATCACCTATTGCATCTTTAATCTCATGTTCAGTGTTTTTTAAATTACCTTTAGGACAAGTAAATTCAAGATTACCCCTTTCTTGAGCATTTAATGCCATGGTTAATTCACCAACTTCTTCTAGAGTTTTTGTGTGTTGGCTAATTGGTGTGGCTTTATCAAAAATAGTTTTATCTTTAGCCCAATCAATCACTTTTATATTTAATTCTTTAAAATTCATTTTTTTGTTTTAGTATATTAAGAGGTAATAATTTCTCTGTTTTTTTTTTATTATTTGACCACACTATTAATTCATCTAAAGTCACTCTACCATTATAATACGCCCATAATGTTGCGTTACCAAATTGTTTATGTAACCATCTATGGTCAGATGGTGTTATTAATACTAAATTATTTGGGTCGTTATTATTAATATTACAATCTCTATGGTGGGTAATATACCCTTCTGGTAATTTATTAATATTTAACGTTTCAAATACAATTTTATGGTGTAACTTTATTCTACCAAATTTAGGTAAATAATCTAATTTATAACCACCGTCAGTTGTTACGTTTTCCCTAAAATTTGGGTTATTCTCACCTAAATATTCTTTTTTTCTAAAATTAGCAACACATTTAGTTGAACAGAAATAACCTTGACTTCTTTTATATCTTTTCTTAGAAGACTCTTTTAAATGAAACCCTACACCACATTGAGTACAGGTCGTATTAGGTTTACTTTTCCTAAAATTTGCTGAACACTCAATACTACAAGTATGAGCGTTTTTAATTTGCTTCCCATATCTTTTAAATAGTTTACCACATATTTTACATTCTATTTCCATAATTTTTTACCTTTAATATGAATATAAATATAACGAAAATGGTTTTATTGAAAATATGGGTTAAATCTATTACACCGACTTACTTAGCTAAAAATTTTTCTTCTATTATGGCTAATTTAATGGCGATTTTTAAAACGTCACCTAACGTAGAATTGTACCATTCTGATTGTACATCATCAACTTTATCATAATTAACGATAGCCGCAAATTCTTCATCAGTTAATTTAATACCACAACTCAAAGCATAATAAGCTGAACGCTCACCAACTTTCATTGAGACTAAATCATTATTGAAATCGTAGAACTTACCTCTTTTTTCTCTTTGCCATGCGTCTTTTTCTGGAATGTATAATTTTACTTTACCAATTCCATGTAATAAAACCACTTTAAATAATGAATCTTCTTTTATTTTTAGCCCATCGGTTAAATTATTTTCATTTATTTTATATGCATGTTTCATAACTCTAAGTGTGTGGTCAATTAAACCACCCTCAAATGCATTGTTTAAATGCTCAAAGCTAGATTCTGGTGCTTTTATTAAATCTTCACCTAAAAGATTTTCCAATTCTTCTGTCATAGCACCATGTTTTCTCGCTGCTTCCAAATACCTTTTGGTATTCTTTACGATTTTTTCTTTTGTTAGTTCCATTTTATACCTCTGTTTTTATTTTTTTATTTCTAAGTCGTTCTTGAAGTTTTTGAAATGCTTCATCCAATTCTTTTATATCTGTCTTATGTTTTTTATAAGCCTCTATTTTATCCGATTCATCATTTTTTAGAAATTTTTTCATCCTAGCACTAATCCAAAGTGGTCTACGGTAGTTATATCGATTACCATATAAATCTAAGGCTCCCTTCAATTCTTCATTATACTTCTCCGCTTCTTTTATTGTTTTAATATCTGTGATGGAAGACTTATTTTTCTGGTACATTAAGTACTGAAGTCTTTTTTTATTTTCTTCTAAGAATGAATACAACGCTTCTTCTCTTGTTAGTTCCATAGGTCTAACAAAATCTTTATTTACCAACGAATATAATATCCTAATTATATAAATTGATATCTTTGATAATACACTTTTAATTGTTTTTATATTCATTTTTACTTAAAATATTCATAACGCAATTATACTACTTTTCAGTGCCAAAAACAAGTTTTTTGTAATATTTAGCACGATTTTCTGTAACTTTATCCATTGAGTAGGTTTCAGCCACAGTATTATATAAATTATCCCCAAGTATTTTTATCATCTCAGGGTTTTGTATCAATTTTTTAAGGTATTGATACCATTGTTTATGATTCCTATGAGAATCAACCAATAAACCATTTTTAGTTAAATCAATTTCACCACCTTTTTGAAATGCATTTTGAATATCAATTGTATAAGGACCATAATTTTGAGCGATTAACGCCTTTTTATGGAAACCGCTTTCAATTACCTTTAATTGACTTTTAACTTTATTGAAGGTATGTTCAGTCAACGGTGCTAATGAAATATCAAATAAATTATAATTGGTCGCATAATTGGTGATTGGTTTTGTCCAAACTCTTCTGTACGGCTCTTGCATAATGCTAGGGAATTCTTCAGTCACATATCTCAATAAATGCTCTTTATATTCTTTTGAAATTGTCGTATAATCATTGGTGAATATTTTTTCATATTCACACCAAACTGTTTCGTGTGGTAATATATCTCTTTGAGTTTGTTCACCTGTATCTTTGTTAATTGAATTAACCTTACCTCTAGTATCAAACCCACATAACACAAATTGTATTTTATCTAATAACCCGTCACCTTTTAATTTAGAAACTAATTGATTTAATAATTTTAAATCTGCTAAATGACTATTCCCAATCCAAAATGCTTTACCATTTCGTCTAATATATATTATATGATTTTGAACTTCAACGCAATAAACATTTCCTTTATAATATTTTTTATATTGGTCATCTGTTTTAATTAAAGGGGTATTTTTATTATGTTTACTAACACTAGGGTGTTTTGTAAAATTAACAACTAATGAATCAAATTGGTTAGTGATTTTACGGCCTTTAATCATAGACGTTCTTTTACCTCGATTAGTAATGGTGGCTGAAATACCTAATTTTAATGCCATTTCTTGTAAATCATTGGCTAACGCTGATGAAGAGGTAAAAGCTCTAGTTCTACCATATTTGTTATTTTCAATATGACCATCACCATTAATAAACCATTCTAAAAATATCTTTAATTGCCTAGATGACAAATTTAATATTTCTTTAGGTATAAATTTTTCTGTAGCGGTACCAAAATCAGATAAATAATTCCATAATTGTTTATCAAAGACTCTCAATTGTTTTTTATCTTTAGTGTATTTTGGGTTAAATCCCATTTTAGTTAACAAATTAAACATATGCTCCAAATAATGATTATCTTTAGATTGAGCAATACCTACTTGATGTAAACCCTTACTTTTACTAGTCCAACCTTCAGCCATCCAAAAGCCGAAAAACTCTAACCAATCATTCATTTCTATCATAGTATCAGTCCCATATTTTTCATATAAATCAACCCCATACTTATTTTTTTTATGTCCTTTTATAAAATTTTCATTATAAGCTTCTTCAAATTCGAACTTTAATTCAGTATAACTAGCTAAATTAGGTAATATAAAATATTCTACCTCATTACCAATCCAATTAGCATTTTTTCTAACATGAAAATTTTTACCATATATTTTTTCTGATTGTACTAACCCTAAATTCAATTTTTTATGAGTTAAATTCTTAGCTTCTGATGCGTACATATTATGGTTTGGTGTAACTTCATACTCAATTAACCCATTTTTAGCACAATTTAATTCACCATCGAATGGTTCACATATATACCCACTTGGTTTATGATATTCCAAATAATTAGTTTCTGGGTTTAATGTTACTACTTTTTCAGTCTTATCTAACTCATCAAATCGTTTCCAACCACCATCAGTTAAAATTTCGGTATCTGGAGTCATACAACTCCCACCTAACCAACCAATTCTGATTTTATCAGAAGGTTCTGGGTTTGAAGTGTATTGTTTTTCTGTTGGGTCAATAGCATTTGGTAAGACTACAACATTCTTGTTATGTTTTTTAATTTCATTTGCAAAAATTTCTGTTGTTGTTATAATATTCTCAGCAATTTTTAAATTATTAAGGATTTTTTTATCCAAATCATTATTTTTTATAATATGATATGCTGGGTGAGTCATATCTGGTAACCAATAATCATCTAAATCCATAACTGTAGGGATTCCTAATGATTTTAATTTTTCTAATAATCCTTCCATTTGGTCATAATTACCCAAAGCTCTATGATAATGAATTAGGTCGTATTGTTTTAACCAATCGTCATCATGTAATTTTGGCTCATATTCAATATCCACATGAAATTCATCTGGATATAATTTTTCTAAATGTAAGTTTGGCTTGGTTGAACGAAAATAGCTCAACTTACCCCAGTACGGTCTGAAGGGACTACAAGTATCTTCATTTTTTGACCTACTGGGGTATCAATTTTGTTTGTTTTCATAATATTTTATTATTTCGTTTATTAGTTCTGGGTTTCTTTTATAATCACTTTCCCAAATAACTTTACTATTATAACCATTTTTTTTCGCTAAGTAAAGCTTTTTATTATCACATAACCAAATTTCTTTGGCTGTTTTACTTTTTTTCTTATGCCAATACTCAGCATTATATTTTTTTGGGTTACAATGCCAATAATCACCATTATACTCTATTAATAAATTAAATTGTGGGACGTAAATATCAAAAATTTTACTTCCTATTCTATAATTAGGTTCACAATTAATACCTACTTCACTTAATTTATTTATTATTTCATCTTCAGCTTTAGACCTATTATAACTTTTTAATTCACCATTCATTATCCTTTCTTTCATCAACTTACTCATTTTAACCCTAACACCTTCCATTTCACCACTTGCCCATAATTTTTTTTTCATATCACTAAACATTTTTCTATATTTTGGTTTAGACATGTGATTACTGGTGGAAACCCCTATTTTTGATTTACTTATCTTGTTTTTAGTTTCTTCAGTATGGGTTTTATTATAAAATGGGTTACCAACACCTTTTTGTTTTTTTAATGAACATTTTTTACATATACCTTTCTTTTTTAAATTTCTAGCTAAATAATATTCTTTTGAGGCTTCAACTAATATTTTATTTTTACATAAATGGCATTTGTAAAAAGAATACCATTTCTGGTTATCAACATTAAATTTGAAGTGTTTATATTTTTCATTTGATTCCATAAATTATTTATTAATAAATATGGAAAAATTTATAAAAAGTTTAAGTATGATACACCTGTTCTGTCACTTGGGACAACTAAGATTTTTATTTTTTTACTCATTCTAAAATTCACTTAAACAAGTATAAGGAAATAAAAAGAATAAGTAAATAAAAAAACCCACTTAAAGTGGGTTTTTTATATTATTTAGTTGATTTTGGTGTAACTTTTATCTTACCTTCTTTGATAAGAGTGGTAATAGTCCTTTTAATTGTAGTTTCAGTTAAATTTTTGGTAAAGGTAGTAGCCATAAAATCTAATAATTTATCTTGAATCTTTTTATCTAACTCAGCTTCAGTCATTGTAATTAACATTTGACCTTTTGAATTTACGATTGTAGTTTCATTAATTTGAGAAACTTGAGTTTGTGTAGGTTGTACATATTGAGCTTGTGGTGCTATTTGTGGTCTAACTAATTTCTTAACATCATCTAAAGAAAATGTTGGCCCACCACCACTAGCCATTTCAAATTTAGGTATTGGGTTTTCTACCATAGCTCTTTTTATTGCTTCAGGCATTTTACTTTTTTCTAAATTTTGATATGTATTACTGATTTGTCTAGCTGGGTTTGTATGAGGTGTTGCGCCATCTGGCAACGCTTCTAATAAATCAACATTACCCGTTAATGTTTCATTTATTATTGTATGGTCAACTTTAAAGTTCGTATTATTAACTTTATCCATTACAGCTTTGGCCCCACCAAGCATTGCTTCTAATCTTTCTTTACTTACGTCCATTTTTTAATTCTTTATATTTTCTATTTCCTCTTGGTCAGTATCTTGGTTATTAACTTGGTTATTAACTTGGTTACTAACTCGGTTACCTTTTTCATCCGCTACTTTATCGCTATATAAATTACTATATTGGTAATCTTTAGCTGTTGGATAATTAGGTTGAGGCTTTTCTTCATTATCAGCTCTATTTCTAACTAGTGGCTCATTAGTTTTTTTAGTATCTAAATTACTTTGCCAGTTAGCATGTCTTTGTCTATATTTATCTAAATTTTTATCACTAAATATAGCCATATTAGCCATACCATCATTATTTGGTATGTTAAGTGTTTTATCACCTAAAGCGTTATATAACTCATCAGGTGGTGCATAAAACGTAAAGTTAGTGGGGGTTATTGTCATTTTATTAGTTAAAAATGTTTTCCAACGAATTATTTTACCGTTTTTATCCCTTTTTAAATTTGGCCCAGATATTTGATAAACCCTAACTGCGTTATTACCTTTAGATGTTTTACCCATTGCCAAAATTTGACAATACCTAGGCCCACTATTACTATCTATACTGTTATCTTCATAACTAATATTAACCGCACGATTGTTATTTATTACATCTTGGATGGTTTTTATATCAGTTCCTTCTAATATAACCTCTTTATATAAATTGTAAAGCTTCATTTAAAAATTTATTCAATAGTTACTTGCCCTACGTTACCAGTTGTATCTGGATGCTTGTAAGTGTTATCACTATTAAATTGATTAATAATAGTGTTACCAATCCTACCAGACCCCGCAGCACTAGGTACTCCATAGATATCATAATACCCACCACCATTAGCACTGTCAAATTGTACGCCAGTACCTTTACCATGAATTGGTGTAATATCATCACTCTTAGCTCTAGTATGTATAGCTGAGTAATTGTGACTAATGTCGAAATTATTAAACGTGTTGTTTGTTAATAATTGTTGTCTTGCTGCAATTGCAGCTTCTTCTAATTTGTTAGATGCCATAATTAATTGTTTTTTATTTTCTATTCATATACTCTATTAAATATTTAATAGATTCTATTTCTTTATTATAAGCTTCAGTTTTCCTGTCACTTGATTTATATATTTCATCACCTCTTAATATCTTATCTGATACTTTACCTTTGGTGATATCAATCATTCCACTATCTGGATTCGTTGGGTTTGCGTTATCGTTATCCTTTTCATGTGTTCGAATGAATTGGTTTTCTAACCCAGCATCCATTTTAGCCTTCTTAGATTGTTTGATACTATCTCTATTTGAACCTAATGTTTTATCAACCCATAACCTAGTTATTTTACCACCAATAAGTTTATACTCACTATCTGAACCATCACCTTCATAACTATCAAAGTAGTTTTTTAATCTTTTCATTTGAGCATAAGAAACTTTTCTATCTGATACAATATCTTTAGCTCTTTTAACCCCCTTAGCATGGTCATCATTTGTAATAACCATTTTAAGAGCTTGATTAACTTTATTAAAGACTTTATCAGGTACGTTAAAGTACTTATCTTGTAAACTACTATTAGGCATTCGGTTTTAATTTATTTATTATAGAGTTTATTATCATATCTATTGTTTCAGGTTTATCACTTAACCCATTCATATTAATACTATTAACTAAATTATTAATACCACGGTCAACACTAGCTGGTAATTCTTTACCATCAATTATTGCGTTATCATTATAATCAGAATCTAATCCTTCTAATAATGATATAGCTTTTTCTTTAGCTAATCTATCAAATTCTTCAGCGGTAACACCCATAACACGAGGGCCAACACTATTCACATTATATAAATATCTGTTAGGTTGAATTGCTACTGTATTGAATTCATCTGATGTTGCTTGTGGTGCTGTTTTTATTTCAGTATTATTAACATTCTTTTCATCACCAGAAATGGGGGCTCCAAGTGCATTTACAAATTCATCTAAATTACCTTCTTCAACACCACCATTAAGTTCTGGGCGACTATAAAGTTTTGGGTAATTTATTTTAATGAATTCCTCAACTTGATTTGGGATATTTGATAACACATCCATTTCTGGATACATAGCGTCATATATCTTCATAACAACATTTTCACCTTGAATAGGATTTAACTTTTTTAATATTGGACTTAAAAATTCTTCAATCGCTTCTTGATAATCATCACCCAATCTTTCAGAATTATCATACCCACCTTCTTTAAGGTTTACCTTATAGTTTTTGATATCTTTTTTCTTTAAAGTTTGCATATATTCATTTTTATATAAATATAACCGAAAAGGTTAATATTTATATACAAACGTATATTTATGTCTTTTGTAACCAAATTAGATTACTCAGATAATAGACAAATAAAGCAATTCCAATTAACGAATACTAAACTTTCTGGAACAACAGAGTTCGGTCTTGATGTTAATGATTTGGGTGGTGTCAATGAATCAACAGTTTATCAAACTGGAACTTTAGTTAATATTACTTCGACTTTCTCAGGAAATTCAAGTACAACTATTTTTTGGTTTGGCGACTCTAGTATGATTCCCGCAGCATCAAGTTTATATGCTATTACTAACTTAACATCAGGTGATACCCAAACTGCAAGAGGTTTTGAGGGTGTTGGTCCTACTATTGTCGATGGTAATAATATCTATAGTGGTTATACAGGTTCTACTTATGACCTTATAGTTACAGCGATAACTGAAACAGGTGTTAATGAATGGACTGGTGAAACTTATTCAAGTAATGTTGCTATTTTAAGTGGTGCTTCAGCTGATTTTACTGGTAGAGCTATATGGGTTGACGTTTTAGGTGTTACTAGGACCAAACGTTTAATTTTAGCCGATAAACCAGATTCTTTAACTGGTGTTACAACTGTATTAACTAGAGATGAATTTGGCGATATTTATGAAGTTGAATTCAGTGCTGTAACAAATGATAATTATATTTCTGGTGCAACTTTTAGCGCATCAACTGGTGATTTACTCTTAATAAATACATCAGGTGAAACCATAACAACTAATCTTGATGGTAGATATCTACCGTTATCTGCAACAACTGGTGATGACTATGTAACTGGAAGTACTTATGATTCATCTACTGGGTTAATTACATTTGAAAGACTTTCAGGTGGTACATTTACTGCTAATATTGGTATTACTTCAGGTGATACAACTAATTGGGATTCAGCTTATAACAATATAATAACTGGTGTTACTGTAACTGGAACTAGTAATAAAACATTAACTCTTACGCAAAGAAATGGTGTTACTATAACAACCTCTTTTGTTGATTTAACTGGTGGTGGAGCTGGTGAGACTATTACTGGTATAACGTTTAATACAACTAACGGTGATTTAATCCTTACAACTAATTCAGGTAGTACAATCCCAACCAATTTAGATGGTAGATACTCATTAACTGGACACACCCACGATTTTAGTGGTTTAACAAACACAGGTCATACTCATGTTATTAGTGAAATAACTGATTTCCCAACCAACGTTTCATTTTTCACAAATGATGTTGGTTATTTAACGGCTTATACAAATACGGATAATTATTTAACAACCCATACCTTTAACACAAGTACTGGATTATTTGAATCCACATTACAATCTGGTGGTACTGTTTCAGTTAACCTTGATGGTAGATACGCATTTAGTTCAGGTCATACACATACGGTATCTGATATCACCGATTTTCCAACTGATTTATCAGCATTCACAAATAGTGTTGGTTACATAACTGGATTCACTGATACGAATGATAATGATTATGTATCATCTGCTGGATTTGATATTGGTACTGGCGTATTAACTTTAACTAGATTATCTGGTGGAACTGTAACAGTTGATTTGGATGATAGGTATTCATTAAGTGGTCATACACACCCTCAATATTTAACTGGTTATACAGATAATAATGATTATATTACATCTGGTTCATTCAACCCAGCAAATGGTGAAGTAACCCTTACAAGAGTTTCAGGTGGGACAGTAGTATACAATTTAGATGGTAGATATAGTCTTACTGGCCATACTCATACTGTATCTGAAATAACTGATTTTCCAAGTGTTGTCTCATACTTCACAAATGATGTTGGGTATTTAACGGCCTATACGGATACAAATATATTCGTTAGTGGTGGAACTTTTAATTCTGAAATATTAGAATTCACAAATACATCAGGTGGCACATTTAATATAGATTTAAGCAACACATATACATTAACAGGGCATACTCATACTGTTAGTAATATTACCGATTTTCCAACAAATATTTCATACTTCACCAATGACGTAGGTTATATCACAGGATTCACAGACACAAATGATTATGTAACTAGTGGGGTATTTGATATTTCAACTGGTAATTTAACATTAACAAGAGTTTCAGGTGGAACTGTTGTAACAAATTTAGATAATAGGTATTCATTAACTGGTCATACACATGTTGGTCTTTCTGATGATTATGTGTCATCCGCTGGATTTGATATTAGTACTGGGGTATTAACCCTAACTAGAATAAGTGGTGGAACAGTTACGGTTGATTTGGACGATAGATATTCATTAAGTGGACACACACACACTGTATCTGAAATAACAGATTTTCCAATTGTTATCAGCTATTTCACAAATGATGTTGGGTATTTAACTGCATATACAGATACAAATATATTTGTATCAGGTGGTACATTCAGTTCTGAATTATTAGAATTCACCAACACTTCAGGTGGAACATTCAATATAGATTTAAGTAATACGTATGCGTTAACAGGCCATACTCATACGATTAGTGATATAACTGATTATGTGGTGGTTGATGATTATGTTACTACAGCTTCATTAAATCAATCGACTGGTGATTTGACGTTAACAAGACTTTCAGGTGATACTGTTGTTACTAATTTAGGGTTTACTTCAGGTGATACAACCAACTGGAACTCAGCTTATAACGACATAATAACTGGTGCTACTTTCACTGGACTTGCAACTAAAACATTAACTCTTACACAAAGGGACGGTAATACAATAACAGCTAATTTCACAGATAATAGTGGTGGTGGAGCTGGTGAGACTATTACTGGTGCAACATTTGATACGTCAACTGGTGATTTAGATTTAAATAGTAATTCAGGTAATACTATTACAACTAATTTAGATGGTAGATATTCATTAACTGGTCATACTCACGTTGTTGCAGACATAACAGATTTCCCAACTGATTTAAGTGGATTTACTAACGGACCAGGTTACATAACTGGATTTACTGATACAAACGATAATATATTTGTAAGCGGAGCCACATTCAATACGGGTGATGGTGTGTTAGAATTTACCAATACTTCAGGTGGAACCTTTAATATCGATTTAGATGGAAGGTATTTAACTGGATATACAGATAATGATGATTACGTAACTAGTGCTACGTTTAATGCTGGGACTGGTGATTTAACTCTTTCAACGTTAAGTGGAAATACAATAATTGAAAATCTTGATGGTAGATACCTAACTGGGTATACTGAAACTGGGAATACTGATGATTATGTAACAAGTGGTTCTTTCAACACAACTAACGGTGAAGTAACCCTTACTAGAGTAAGCGGTGGAACTGTTGTATATGATTTAGATGGGAGGTATTCATTAACAGGGCATACTCATGATTTTAGTACTTTAACTAATACAGGTCATACGCATGATTTTAGCGAAATAACCAATACAGGTCATACTCATACGGTATCTGAAATAACAGATTTTCCAACTGATTTAAGTGCATTTACAAATAGTGTTGGTTATATAACTGGATTCACAGATACAAATGATTATTTAACTACACATACATTTAACACTTCAACTGGATTATTTGAGTCTACATTGCAAAGTGGTGGAACGGTATCTGTTAACCTTGATGGTAGATATTTACCAATCTCAGCATATACAGATAACGATACAAATATCTTTGTAAGTGGTGGTACTTTTAACTCTGAAATATTAGAATTCACAAATACAAGTGGTGGAACATTCAACATAGATTTAAGCAACACTTATTCATTAACTGGTCACACTCATACAATTAGTGATATTACTGATTATGTAGTAGTTGACGATTATGTAAATTCAGCTGGGTTTGATATTGGTACTGGTGTATTAACTTTAACTAGATTATCTGGTGGAACCGTAACAGTTGATTTAGATGATAGGTATTCATTAAGTGGTCATACCCATGACTTTAGTGAGTTAACAAATACAGGTCATACTCATACGGTAAGTGAAATAACTGATTTCCCAATAAATGTATCATATTTCACAAATGATGTCGGTTATTTAACGGCTTATACGGATACAAATATCTTTGTATCAGGCGCAACATTCAATACTGGAAATGGAATTATTGAATTTACAAACACAAGTGGTGGAACATTTAATGTTGATATTGATAATAGATACTTATTATCTTCAGATTATAATCCAACGGATGATTATGTAACTTCTGGGTCATTTAACACAACAAATGGTGTCTTAACTCTTACTAGATTAAGTGGTGGAACTGTTACAACAAATTTAGATAATCGTTATTCATTAACTGGGCATACCCATGACCTTTCTGGACTAACCAATACTGGTCATACCCATACGGTTTCTGAAGTAACAGATTTTCCAACTAATGTAAGTTTTTTCACTAATGATGTTGGTTAT